TACAAGTTGATGACGTGCCTCACAAATATACATATGCAAGAAAAGCATTGTTACAAAATTTTACATCACAAAGATTAAAAATAGTTTTACCTGGAAACTTTTTGGTATCTCCAGGTCGAACAATTAATTTGGAAGTTCCAACTCGGTCTTTCAATACTAAAGGTGGCAATAACTATGATTCCACTTTAAAAGGAAAATATGCTATTCTTTCCACCAGACACATTATAAAATACAATATGTTTGAAACTGTTGCAGAGGTAGTAACAGATTCTTCTGCTAAACCTGTTGTAGCTGCAAACAGACAACTAGCCAAAAGCGTAGGAAACTATTAACATGTACGAAAATGATTTAGTAAATTTAAACAATTGGACCGGAGTCGTAGAAGATTACGATGACCCATTGAAAACTGGAAGACTTCGTGTTCGCATCAATGGCTTTCATAATATAAACAAAACGGTTTTGCCAACAACAGACTTGCCTTGGGCCATGGTTGCATTACCAGTTAATGGTTCAACAACAGTCACTGGACCAAAAGTTGGAGATTGGGTCATTGGTTTTTTCTTTGATAGAGAATCAGCACAACTTCCAGTTGTAACACACGTTCTTCCAGGTATCAATACTGTGCTTGTTAAACAACCTGTTGGTGCACCTCAGATGCCAGCTGGTGAAATCTATGATAGAGTTGGCCAACCATCTTTGCCACCATTAGGCCGTGGTGTTGTGCAATTTACTGCGATAGATACTTCAAATAGGAGAAGAGCACACGTTTGTGACATTTCATATGAAGTTGACCAAACTGTTTCTGCCATAAAAACTCTTTTTGGTCCAGTATTTGATACAATTAGAAAACTTATCAATGCTGCCATTGGCCTAACATGTCTTGATGCTACTGGAATTTCAAAAACAATTGTAGATATAACTAGGAAAGTTACCGCTTTTGTAAAAGAGTTTACAAGAGTGGTAAAAGAAATACAAAAAACTGTTAGCAGTTGGTTAGAAGTTGCTAGAAAAGTAAGAGCAATGATTGATTACATTCTCAGTTTACCCGCAAAAGCAGCAGCTTTCTTTGCGGATTGTGTGAAAAAATTTACTGCAATTCTAAAGAAAGGCCTTAAAGATTTATTTACAGATTTGGTTGGTGATGTAGATACTGGCGGCCTTGGAGAAATAATAAGTGCTGTACAAGATGGTGCTAATGCCGTTCAAGATTTAGCAAACTCAGGTGCAAGACTTATTGCAACAGTTCAACCTGCAACTTTGGCAGCAGTAATTCTTTCACCAACAAGTCAAGCTGAAGTTGATGCTGCAGGCGTAGCTATAAATAAATTAATTGATTCAGAACCTCCTGTGGCAAATGTACTTGTATCATCACAACCTTGAATAAAATATAAAAAAATGACAGAATATTCACCTTATGTGAGAGAAGTGGATCCTGAAAAGCCTGTTAATCCAGAAACAGGAAAAGTTGAAGACTATGGATGGACTGAGCCGGAATCTCCGGCTTCAATAGAATATCCACCAAAATATCCATTTAATAATATTACGCAAACTCCATCTGGACATATGTTTGAGATGGATGACACACCTGGCGGAGAAAGAATACGTATACATCATCGCTCAGGAACATTTACTGAAATGCATCCAAACGGTGATGAAGTGCATAAAATTTATGGTGATGGTTATGAAATAATTACCAAAAATAAAAATGTTTTAATTAGTGGTGTTTGTAATATTACAATTGAAGGTGATTCACTTCTACATGTTAAAGGTAATAGAAAAGAATTGATTGACGGTGATTACAGCATTGTGGTTAAGGGTGATTATACTGTTACAGCTCAAGACACTGCCAGTATAACATCAAAAGATACAGTTAGTCTTATGGGAGATACAATATCCCTTAGAACTCCTGATGTAGTTATCACTGGTAATATGGTTATCGATGGTGCCTTAGACGCATATACAGTCAGCTGTGCTACACTTACTGCTAGGGCTGGTATTACTTGTGGACTAGGAGATCCTGGTAATCCATTAAAAGGTCAAATTCCAGTTTTGCCTACAGGCATTTTTTCTTCAACAACAATTACTGCTTTGCTTTCAATGCAAGCACCTCTTGCTAACTTTGGCTTAATGAATGCAGTATTAATGACAGATACGGTAAATACTGCACTACATAATTGTCACTTCCACGCTAGTTTCAAAGGGCCTACAGGTCCACCAATTCCAAAAATGATTTAAGGATATACTATGGCAACTTTATTTGACAGAACAGGATTTAATTTTACTGACAATAGTGGTACAATAGGTTTGTTGCCAAATACCGCTATACAACAAATTAATTCAACACCAGCATTGGTGCCAAATCAATGGATGAAAGATGATTTGATAAATGATGATACTAATGGTTATTATTTAAATCCTGTTGCACCTTCATGTAATACTATTTGGCTTTCTGCCAATACTTTAATTAATGCTACAAGTTCAGTAACAGGCTCTGGTAATTTAACGGCATTATGGACAACAATTAATGCTGATTTTAAATCTATTGCTGGATATAATGTTACAACTGGAAGTGTTGAAGCGCCGCCAATTGTAACTACACACATTCCTGGCCAAATCGTACAATTTATAAACCACACCAATAGAATTTCTGGTGTGGTTTCAATTACTGCAAATACGGACGCAGCCGATAAACCATATCTCGAACAAGCTATGCAAATTGGTCGAGCATTGACATATTTAATATATCAAGTTGATGGTCGTGAAGATAATGCTCCTATGTTAGGCAGTTTTACAAGTATTCTTATAGCTAACACAATTAATGATTATGCTAATGTTGTTGTTACATATGCCAATACGATTAATAACAGCATTACTATAACTACTGAAACTGTTGGAGAAGATGTAATTACAACAAAAGTTTCAAATTTATCATATGCGGCCGTCAATAGTATTGCCGTGGTTGCTAATACTTTAAATACTTTGTTTTTGGAAAGACGAGTTCATGATGAGAATTTTTATACGAAATCAAATGAATTGGTTGACGAAGCTAAAAATATACGTAGGTATTCAAATTTAGGTGCATCCGAAAGCAGTTTAGTTGACAATCTTATTGGAACTGATAAATTAAAATCTAGGCTTGCTAACCAGTAACATAAATAGAAAATGGCAACAGTAATAACAACAACAAGTAGAGAATGGCGAGACCTGGATTTGAATTTTGCAATTCATCCAGTCCGTAAAGATATCAACAAACACAGAGGTGAACTGGCTGTAATTAATTCAATTAAGAATTTAATTTCAACCAATCACTATGAAGTCCCGTTCCAACCAGAACTTGGTTGCAATGTGAGAAAACTTCTATTTGAACCATTAGATATGGTCACATCAACTTTAATTGAACGTGAAATTATAGAAACAATTAATAATTTTGAACCTAGAGCAAGTGTTTCTAAAGTTGTTGTTAAACCAGACTTTGATAATAATGGATTTAATGTTGAACTATTGTTTCAAATTGTTAATAGAACCGACCCGGTAGCAATCAAATTTTTCTTAGAGCGAGTCCGATAAATGGCAGATAATCGTCTACAAGTTGCGGAACTTGATTTTGATACAATCAAAACCAACTTAAAATCATATTTAAAACAACAGTCTGAATTTCAAGACTATGACTTTGAAGGCTCAGGCCTTGATGTGTTAATTAATCTTTTGGCATATAATACCCACTATAATGCATACTATCTTAACATGGTAGCTAATGAGGCATTTTTAGATACTGCATTGCTAAGAGATTCGGTTGTATCACATGCTAAGACTTTAGGATATGTTCCTTACTCCAAATCAGCTTCTAAAGCCCTTATCAATTTGACAGTTGAAACTGGTAGTTCAACAGTAGATACTGTAACAATACCAAAAGGTTTTGTTTTGTTGTCCAATACTATTGATAACCAAACTTACAACTTTAATGTAATGGCTGATACAACCGTTACTAAGAGTGGAACAAAATACTTCTTTGAGAACTTAGAAATTAAAGAAGGACAATTCGTAGCATATTCATTTACACAAGATGAGTCTGCAAATCCAAAAGGTATTTTTGAAATACCAGATGCTGATGTTGATACTAACACAATCACAGTCTCAGTTAGACCGTCTTCAAGTAACTCACAGGTAACAATATACAATAAAGTTACCGACATTTTAGATGTTACTAGTTCATCTGAAGTGTATTTCTTACAAGAGGCTAGAGGTGGTAAGTATAAGATTTACTTCGGTGACGATGTTATTGGCAAAAAGATTAATGATGGTGCAATTATCAATATAACTTACTTGTCAACAAATGGAACAGCCGCAAATAAAGCTTCATCTTTTACTGTGAGTGCTGCTATTGGTGCTTTTACCAATATTACGGTTGATACTGTATCTGTTGCTGCTGGTGGAACAAACAGAGAAACCGTTAGTGAAGTAAAGTATAATGCTGTAGCTCAATTCGCTACACAAAACAGATTGGTTACTTTCAAAGATTATGAGTCATACATTACCAAAAATTATCCATCACTAGATTCAATTTCAGTTTGGGGTGGTGAAGAAGAAACTCCTCCAGTTTACGGCAAAGTTTTTATATCTATTAAACCAAAGACTGATTATTATATTTCTGAAACCGAGAAACAAAGAATTTTGGATGATATTGTTAAACCAAAATCTATCGTATCTGTTCAAACGGAGTTTAGAGACCCTGAATACTTGTACTTGTTGGTCAATAACTACATTCAATATGATCCAAAGAAAACAACTGTAAGTGCAGATGGTATTAAAAATAACATTAGAAATGCTATTATAGGATATAGAAACTCCAAATTGAATAAATTTGGCGCTAAATTCATCTTATCTAAAATGCAAGACGCAGTTGATGCTACAAACTTAAATTCTATTATTGGTTCAGAAACGGTTGTTCGATTGCAGAAAAGATTTTTGCCTGTACTGAATCAATCTAAAAATTATACTATTAAATTTAATGCACCACTACATCGTGGTACAATTACAAATAAATTAACATCTACAAGTTTTAATGTTTTAGATATGGATGGTGTTGAAAGAAATGTTATTTTTGATGAGATACCACAGTCATCCTCAGGTGTTACTTCAATTGGTGTTACTGACGCAGGTACAGGTTATATCTCTGCACCAACAGTAACTATTACAGGTGATGGTACTGGCGCAACAGCAGAAGCCGTTATTGTTAACGGCAGAGTTCAGAACATTAATATTGTAAATCGTGGAACTGATTATACACGAGCTGTAGTAACTATTACCGGCGGTGATGGGTATGGTGCCAAAGCTGTTGCAGTTGTAGATGGCCGAGTTGGAACACTCAGAACAATTTATTATGACTCAGCTGCTCAAAGACAAATTGTTGATGATAATGTTGGTGAAATTGACTATAATTCTGGTACAATTAACATTTATGATATTAACATGTTATCTGTTTCTTCAGCTGACGGCTATATAAGACTATCAATTGAGTCAGAAAAAGGTATTGTTGAAACTCTTAGAAATACAATTATTACAATTGATGAAACAGACCCAACATCTATCACAATTGATTTGGCCAAAATATCCGATTAATTAAATGTCTAATTTAAAAACATCTCTACTTGTTGCACAACAAGTACCTGAATATGTCTCGGATGAATATCCGTTATTTGTTTCTTTCCTTGAAGCATATTATGAGTTTATGGAGACAGCTCAAGGAACACAGAAAAATAATGTATTATCTTTAGGTAAAAACATGAGGTACATATCCGATGTGGATGTATCCATCGGTGCATTTGAGAAAAGTTTCTTTAATAACTTTGCTTCTTTAATTCCTAGAGATGTTGAGATAAACAAAGAGACTCTCATTAAAAATGTTTTGCCTCTTTATATTTCTAGAGGCAATGAAAAGTCATTCAAGTTGTTGTTCAGGATGTTGTTCAACGATGAGGTTGATGTTATTCTACCAAAGAATAATATTCTAAGAGTATCTGATGGTAGATGGACAGTTGACAATGTTTTAAAATTAGAAACCGACATTCGTAGTACATACACAGGCACTGGTTCAAATACCACATTTTATCTGGCTCAACAGGTTGATTCTGATGCGGTTGAAGTTTATGTTGATGATGTATTAAAAACAATTAATACTGACTATACAATTCGTAAAGAATCTAGGAAGTTGGTTTTCAATTCTGCACCAGCTTCAAACACAGCAATTAAGGTTGTATATGATGATTTTGATGTTACACTCTTAAACAATAGAAAGATTACAGGCCAAACGTCTGGTGCAACTGCTATTATTGAAAGTGCTTCAAAGCGTATTATTACCGACCGCCTGAACTTTGGTTTGCCTTTTGAATTAATTATTGACAATAAAACTTTAAGTGGAATATTTACCAATGGTGAACAAGTTACAACAGATATCATTGATTCTAATGGAACAAAGATAACACTTGTTGCGGACACATTCTCTATATTAACATCCATTCTTGTTACAGGATCTGGTGCATCATATAATGTTGGTGACACCGTTACTATTCTTGGTGGTGGCGCAACAAGTGTTGCTACGGCAGAAGTTGAGTCTGTAACGGCTGGTTTAACAAACCGTATTGTTGTTAATTATGGCGGTTCGGGATTTAGTACTGCTTCTTTAATTTCAAGTTCTAATACTCCAGGCAATTCATTCCTTACTGGCGCTATTGACGGTGTTGATACTTCTGGCGCCAATACTAATATCACATTCTTAATCAATGATGATATTATCAATACGTATTCAAACATTACTTTATCCGCTGCCGACTATGGATTTCCAGCACAAGTTATTCCAGCTGGTGAAAATATTAACACACGGATTTTTGATGCATTAAGTACACTCACGGTTACAGACCTAGGTCCAATAACTAATGCGGTTATTCTGTTCTCTAATACATCTGTGAATACAGCCATACTTGATGCTGAAGGTTCTCGTTATCTGTTAGGTAGTACAATTTATGATATCAAATCTTTCCGTGCAGTTGGTAGAATTGATGTATACAACGGTGGTACAAACTATAAAGTTGGTGATGAAATTATTTTTAGTACAAATCCAGGTGGCACATATGGCTACGGTGCTGCGGCTGCGGTAACTGAGGTTGCTGGTTCTGGAACTATTACTAAAATCAAAGTACAGTCTCAACGTGTGGCTGGTACAGCTAATATTCTGAATAACTCTATTGTTATTACAGGAACAGGAACAGCATTCGGTACAGAACTTGGTGTTGGAGATAAGATTACTATCCGTAGCCAAGAACGTTTTATTAATGCAGTCACATCTTCTACTACCGCAACAGTAAATGCGGCATTCTCGTTTAGTGATGGAACTGTTTGGTCAAATAACTCACCAATAGGTTCTTTGTCCAGAGGTGTTGTCGGTGGTATTAACTACACACAAGGTAGTTTTCCAAATGTTACTGTTTCAACATCTTCTGGTGGTTCAGGTGCTAATATCGCAATCACATCTTTAATAGGTGATGGTGAAAGACTGACAGCTTTAACTGATACAGTTCCTGGCCAGATTTTAACAATTAAAGTTACATCAGGTGGTGCTGGTTATCAGTACATTCCACAAGTTGATTTGATAAACTTTGGAGATGGTTCTGCAACTGCAACAGCTCAAGTTGGTAACTCTTACTCTACTTTATCTGGTCGTTGGACAACATCTGATTCTATACTATCCAGTTCTGAGAGAAAACTACAAGGTAGTGATTACTACGTGGATTACTCCTATATCACATCTTCATTGACAGAGTTTACAAGATATAAAGATGTTCTCCGTCAACTGTTACATCCATCTGGATTTGTAAACTATGCTGATTTGAATAAGAATCTAACCGTGATGCAAAAAGATACATCTGTTTCTAGAACTATTACTAACCAAATTTCTGGTACAGTATCGGTAACGAATGGGTCAATATATGTAAATGGAGTAAACACCAAATTCAATATTGCAAACTCACTTGGGACAGTCACAATTGGTACCAACATTGCAGTTAATGGTGAATTAAGAATCGTAAACAGTATCCTAAGTAACACAAATATTTCTGTTTCTTCTGCATGGACTATGAATGCCAGCGGTGAAACTCTAATTATAGTGACATAAATAGACTTTATGGCAGCAATAACTAACAAAAAATTATCGTTTAATACGGCAGAACAATTCAAAGAATCGTTCTCGGAGGCTAATCCAACTATAGCATATGTCTTTGTTGGAAACCATGTCCCTTATGCAAATGAGGCTTCTCCAGATTCTCTTGTTGATACAATATCGACAGAGAAGGACACTTGGGATAACATCTATGCCGCAAAGAGAGCAACTGGAAATGATGTTCAACTGGTGGTTCCACGGGTTAACTGGACTTCAAACACCAGATATCGCCAGTATGATGATACAATTGATGTTTCAACATTATTGTCATCAAATACCACACAAAATTTGAAACCGATGTATGTCATTACATCGGCAAGAAATGTTTACAAATGTGTTTCTAATAACGCATCTGCAAACTCCACAGTAGAACCTTCTGGTGACTATACAACTTCTAACGGCAACATTTCCACAGGTGATGGATTTGTTTGGAAGTATATGTACAATGTCAAACCATCAAATAAATTTTTAACTACAGCATGGATACCAGCTCCAACATCCACATCCGCATTGGATTATGGAGTTAATAGTTCTGGCGTTGTTGATGGAGAACTAACCACAATTGTGGTTACCAATTCTGGTGTAAATTATAGACAAGCTTCCAACATTAGAGTTGATGCTTTTACTTCCGGTCAAACATCATTGAAGTTGTCAAACACTTCATTAACTCTGTCTGTGTTTAGTATTCCAACTCTTTCTAATTTGAGCAATTTGTCTATTAGTGGAACAGGTATTCCATCAGATACTTACATTAGTTCCATTTCTAATACAACAGGTATTATAACACTATCAGCTGCAACAAGTGCTCTTGGTGGTAATGCTAATAATATTACAATCTCAACCAGAGTTTATATTGCAGGTGACGGCATTGGTGCTGTTGCAAGTGCTACATTATCTAATACTTCTTCTGGCGCTTCAGCTGCTCAAGCTAACATATCAAAGATTCTTGTTTCTACTATTGGTTCTGATTATACTAGAGCAAATGCATTCATTTACGGTTCAGGCTCTGGTGCTCAAACTAGGGTTATTTTACCGCCTAAGTTTGGTCACTCTTTTAATCCTGCTAAAGAACTGAGTGCAAACAATGTAATGGTTTCCGTAAGAATTGGTGAGATTGATTCTACTGAACAGGGTTTGATTTCAGTTGACACTTCATTCAGACAAATTGGACTGCTGAGGGATCCATATAAATATGGTTCAACTGTTGTAGCAAATACTGCTACGGCTAATTCTGTTATATCACAAACTACCGATTTGGATGTTGTTGCTGGGAGTTCTTTTTCTTTGAATGAATATGTTTATCAAGGCTCAGTATCTAATCCAAATGCATATGGTTTTATCAATGCACAAACTACCAACGGAGTTAGATTAACAAAAGTCAAAGGTACATTTGTTACTGGTCTTCCACTCATTGGTTCCACTTCTGGTTCATCCAGAACGGTTACTGCAACATCACAACCAGAATTTCAACCATATACAGGTGATATATTGTATACGGAAAACATAACAAAACTCGACCGGGCAGATGGCCAGGCGGAAAATATTAAACTAGTCGTAAGTTTTTAAGGACGGTAAATGGCTCTTGATACCAATTTTAATGTAAACCCATATTATGATGACTATGATGAAGATAAGAAATTTCTTCGCATGTTGTTTAAGCCAGGCTATGCTGTTCAGGCTCGTGAGTTAACACAACTACAGACAATCCTACAGAAACAAGTACAGAGGTTTGGTAATCATGTATTCAAAAATGGTTCTGTCGTAACAGGCGGCCAAACTTTTTTCCAAAATGTAACGTATCTAAAATTAGATTCTACCTTCTTAGGTTCTGCGGTAACAGCTAACAACTTTATTGATAAAACACTAGTTGATAGTAACACCACTCCAACAAAAAGAGCTCTTGTTCTTAAAGCTTTTGATGTTGATGCAGGTACTGGAGACCCAAAAACTTTATTGATAAAGCAAATTTATGGTGATGAATTTGTTGCTGGTGATACAATTAAAACTTTTGAAACTGATACTGTATCTGCAAATGTGGCTACAGCAGGTGTTGGCACAGGCCAAATTTTCTCGGTAAACGAAGGTGTTTACTACTACGAAGGATTCTTTGTTAAAACTGATGCACAAACAATTGCTGTCTCCAAGTACAGTCAAACTGCTAATGCACGTATTGGTTTTGAAATTACAGAATCTACTGTATCATACACATCTGATACATCACTATTAGACCCAGCTCAAGACGCCTCTAACTATCAAGCACCAGGTTCTGACCGTTACAAGATTCAAATGACTCTTGCAATGAGAAGCCTTGATTCTACAGACGATACACAGTTTATTGAACTTGCTCGTATACAAGAAGGCAATTTAACGAAGTATGATAGATTTCCAATCTATTCAGTATTGGAAGACACTCTTGCTCGAAGAACATATGATGAATCTGGCAATTACACAGTCAGACCATTTAAGTTAGCATTAGAAACTTCAGCTGCAAATTCAGCTAACATGAGTATTATCCTGTCACCAGGTAAAGCTTATGTTTATGGTTATGAATATGAAACGGTTGTACCAACAACAATCAACATTCCAAAGCCAAGAGAATTAGCTTCTGTAACAAGTAAGCGTATTACCGCAGACTATGGTTATTATGTTTATGCTAACACTCTCTATGGCACGTTGCCAATCAACAGTCTCCAGACAGTAGATTTACATTGCGTTTCAAATTCTACCATTAATGTAACATCTACTGCATCAATTTCAAACACAAAAGTTGGTACAGCTAGAATTAAATCGGTTCAATTTGATTCAACTTCAAACACTGCTAATTCGTCAACATATGAATATAAGATTTTCTTGACTGATGTGAGTGTTGGTTCGTTGACTGGCGCAGTTAACACAGCAGTTAACGTGACACATGTTCAAATTGCAAACACATTGATTGCAGCTAATAATCGATTAACAACTGATAATGCCTATCGTGGTGCTAAGTTTAGAATTGTTTCTGGTCCAGGTGCTGGAGAATCAGCAAAAATAATTACAAACTATAGTGGTATAAATCAGACTATTCAATTGTCTGAACCATTTATTGCAACACTAACACCTTCATCAAATTATTCAATTGATTTTGAGTTTAATGATGTTAAGTCTGTTGTTGTTACATCTGGTGCCGGTGCAGCTGCAAGAGTTGCTGCGGTTGATATTGACGACCGCTCAAAAGACCACTCAACGGCATATGATGACACTTATATTTCTGATACAACTTCAGAACAATTATTGTTTGCACTAGGTGAAAACTTTGTTGCCAATAATACAATTACGGGCCTTTCATTATCATATAGAAGATTGTATGAGTCATTAACATTCTCATCAGGCTTATCTCCAGCATTGTCGGTAAGTTCAGGTGAAGCTTTATCTACAGCGTCTTCTACAAGTACAAGACAATCAAATTATCAAGTTGTGGTTACTAGTGCAGGATCATCTTCTTATGAAGTTGGCAAAACAATTCCTGCCGACCAGTTTACAGTTGATATTGCAACAAGAAAGATTACAGTCACAAACGGATTGAATCTAACTGCAAATGTCTATGCAACAATCGATGCAACATCTCCAAATGAGAAAACTAAAACATATGTTCCTGCAAACACAGATTTGCAATTAACATCTGGTTTAAACTTGTTCAGTAATGGTGCAGTAAACCTATTCACAACACCTGGCCAACTCCATGTTTCGGCAAACACAGTTGTTAAATCGCCTACAGTATCTCAATCATTGTATGTTCCTGATGTAATTAAAGTTGTTTCTGTATTAGACTTTAACAATACCAATATCACACAAGCTAACGTGGCAAGTGCTATTGATATTACCTCAAGATACACATTGGACAATGGTCAAAGAGATTCTTATTATGACCATGCTTCTATTAAATTAAAACCTGGTGTTGCTGCACCAGTCGGACCACTCGTTATCAAATTTGATAAGTTCTCATCATCAGGTGCTGGATTCTTTAATGTGGATTCTTATGATGCAGTATTTGGTTATGAGAATGTTGGTTCATACACTTCAACCAATGGTGTTAACTATTCTCTCCGTGACTGTTTAGACTTTAGACCAGTTCGTGCTGCTGCAACTGTTGCAACGGCAAATACTGTAACATTTGATGTTGATTCATCTACAACTGGTCCAAAGATTCCAGAAAATGGTTCTGATATTATTTTGAGTTATCAATATTATTTGCCAAGAAATGACAAAATTATTCTAAACAAAGATAGAACATTTGAAGTTATTAAAGGCATTTCTAGTTTATATCCAGAAGATCCAAAAGATAAAGACAATGCTATGACATTGTATATCTTGCGTAGTCCTGCATATGTTGCCAACACATCTAATGTTACAACACAGTATATCAATCACAGAAGATATACAATGCGTGATATTAGCGCTATTGAAAAACGTGTTGAAAACATTGAGTATTACACAGCATTGTCATTACTTGAACAGAATACAATTTCTAAACAAGACTTGACAATTTTGGATTCTGCTAACTTGCCTAGATTTAAAAATGGTATTGTTGTTGATTCTTTTGATGGCCATGCGGTTGCCGATGTGGCAAAAGTTGACTATCGTGCTTCTATTGATACTTTAGAAAAAGAATTGAGACCATCATTTAACATTACGTCAATTACATTAGAATTTGATTCAGCTAATTCTTCTGGCTTCCAACAAAATGGTTCATCAATTATTATATCAACAACTGATACTGAATTTATTAGTCAACCAAAAGCTTCTAGAGCATTGAGTGTTAACCCATTTAATATAACCAATTATATTGGTAAAGTTTCTATTGATCCAACAACAGATATTTGGTTGGATACAGTTAGACAACCAGAAGTTGTTGTCAATGTTGGTGGCACTAGAGATGCATGGAATAGAATTACATCGTTAACAACACCTTTTGACCTTACTTGGGGCAATTGGCAAGAAAACTGGACTGGAAGAACAGAAACATCTCAAAGAACATCTACTGAATTCCAAGGCAATAGAATTGTACAAGTTTTCAATGAAACTACAACACAAACTGGTACATCAACACGTTCAGGTGTAATTTCTAGGGTTGTGCCAGAAACTATCACACAAAGTATTGGTGATAGACTCATAGACTTGTCTATTATTCCGTTCATGCGTGAAAAGGGTATTGTAATTGTTGGTTCTGATTTTAAACCGAACACCACAATGTTCCCGTTCTTCGATACTACTTTGGTTGAAAGATACACAGCTCGTGCTAACAAGTTTATTTTGCGTGAAAACAAATTAAATTATCGCACAGAAGTAAGTAACTTCGAACAAGTTAATATTGTTAATAACACAACTTCAACCACAAACGGTACGGCTTTTATTGTAAGAACTTCCAATACTGAAGCGTTTATTGTTAACAACCAACCTAATGGGTCATACAACTTGGCTTCTGCCAACTTGGTTGGTCAAAGTACTGGAACAACAGCACGAATTGTTGGCTACGAACATTATAGTGGTTTGTGTCAAGGTGCTGCGGCATCTTCTATCACATTAGCGTTGGATGCTACAACAGCTAATAACATTACTGATTATAATGCAGCTACAATCTTTGTTGTTGCAGGAACTGGTGCTGGTCAACAAGCAACCATTTCAACATATAATCCTGCTACACGGGTAGCGACACTCTCGTCTTCTTGGACTACAACACCAGTTGCAAACAATTCAGTATACTCAATTGGTAGGCTAAAAACTACCGCAGCAGGTGACATTGCAGGTTTATTTACGATACCTACCTCTACTTTCCGTATTGGTGAGAAACGCTTAAGATTGATTGATAATAATATCAATGATGTTGTAACTTCGACCACAAACGGTGATACATCCTTCTTTGCACAAGGCCTGATTCAAAATGTGGAAGAAACAATTCTTTCAGTTACACAGCCAACAATTCAAAGAAGTGCGGTAAATCAAGAACAACCTATTTCTAGGGTTGTAGGACAAAGAAGAACTGAACAAGTTATTGGTTGGTTTGACCCACTTGCACAGACATTCTTAGTTGACCCATTAACATATCCACAAGGTTTATATGTAAGTCGTTTGCGTGTTTGCTTCAAGACAAAAGATGATACTGTTCCAGTTACATTGCAATTGAGGCCAACTGTCAACGGTGTCCCATCAGCGGCAACCATTTATCCAAATGGTACTGTTGTATTGACTCCTGATAAAGTTAACACAACTGATTCTCCAGATTTGGATAACGCTACAAAATATACTGAGTTTAAGTTTGATGCACCTATCTACATGCAACCTGGTGAACATTCATTCGTATTGTTCTCCAACTCAAACAAATACGAAGCTTACATTGCTGAGATTGGTAAGTTAGATATTGTCCAACAAAGACAAATTTCAGAACAACCATATGGTGGTTCTCTGTTCTTGTCTCAGAATGGTTCTACTTGGACTGCTGACCAAAATTCAGACATGTTGTTCAGAATTTACAGAAATGTATTCTCTACAACACCTGCACAATTAAGATTCAAAGCTATTGCGCCATCTGCAAATGTGCCATATGATTTGATGCATTTGATTACTAA